TCTAATGCCTGAGCTTTATCTAAATAATTTTTGGTGTAATTATTAGCAAAATCTATATATCCAGTTGCTCTTGTATATAAGTCATCGATGCGTTTACCAGCTTGTTGTTCGGCTAACACTTGATATTTATTAGTCGCATATTTAATTTCTTCGTCGAGTTGTTTATTAACATTATCAGATAAATCTTTTAATATTTGATTTGTTAATGCTGGGTTTGTATTTTTAATATGCTTATACGTTTTAATAATCGCAATTATTTTACTGCGTTTATCTTGAAGTGCTGGTAGTAATTGTTCCTTACTTGTTATATGAAGAGTATTAAATATCTTGTTTGTTATTTCTTTATTGATAAGTTTATCAAAAGCTAAATAAGCAATATCTCGTTTGTCGACGAGCTTAAGAATATCTTGCGCATTGACATCCTTAATGATATTAGGAAGGCCGTCAAGATCTTTTACAATCTTGGCGGCCTCTTTAAAATCTTTATTTTTTATTGCTTCAGTTAGTTTACTCTTAGAATCTTCAAGTTTCTTTTTAAGAGTATCATCAATTTTGATGTTTTTATTTTTTAATAATCTATCAATTAAGTTAACAGAACCAGAATAGTCTTCAGGAACAATATATTTTTTATGAATTTCATTATATTCATCAGCAACTTTTTTACGAGTCTCCTCGTTTATTTTTCCTAAGATCTGATTGTAATTCATGTTTCACCATCTAAAATAAAGAGAAAATTGTTGCCGTCGAAGACGGCTACAATTATATAAGAAGCTATATGTATATTACGACTGCTTCTTACCGTTAGCGTTAGAATCTGTAGATTTTTTTGAATCAGTTGGTACTGTGTTATCGTCTTTACTACTATAATATTTTATAGCAGCATTCATCAATAATTCGTAAACTTGATTAGCTTGTACAATAGAATTTTTAGCCGTTTCGTTTCCTTTATCGACAGAAGCTTGGAATGCTTTGACAACCGTTTCTTTTTTATCGTCTAAAGCCTTTTGGAATTCTCCGAATGTTTTGTAATCAGATACTTTTAATTCGTAGATATTACTTTCTAATAATTTTTGATCTTTAGGATCGATATTTTTTAGCGCTTCTTTTGCAGACTTTTCTGTGATTGGAGAATCGCCAGCAAGCATAGCTTGTGTAAACGGAGCGAAATCTGTTACGAGCTTTGTCGGGTCTTTTAATTTAAGACCTTCAGCAATTTCGACTAACGTCGTATTTTGTCCGAATAACGGCATAATTATATCACGACGAATCAATACATATCGTCCAAGATTTGCCTCCCAAGATTTAACTAGAACTGTACCTTTAACCATAAAGTCACCGACCACAGAACCAGGTTTATCTTGAAGCTCTCTAAAATCAGCTAATTCAAAAATACGATTATTTAATTTGTGACCATTAAATAATATTTCGTCAAAGTTTAAATCGATACGATTTGCCTTAATTCGATGCGTATTTGATACAGCATTAATCGTACCGTTATCGACTGATAGTTTAGAACTATTGCCAACTGCCATAGCTACCGATGTATTTTCTTTCATAACGATACTAGAAGTACCACGTCTCATCGCCCAATCTTTAATTCGATCAGGATGCTTAGAAACTTCTTCGTATTCAGTAGCATTAACACGTAATCCTAAATATGATTTATCTTCATCGATAGGAGAAGCGTCATCACCTGTCTCAGCTATTAAATCATTGACAGCATTCGTTACTTCGTCAATATTTTTATTCTGAGCCGTTTCATTAATTTTTAATTTTTTATCCGGAACAGCTTTAGGCTTTTCTTCAGTTTTTTGTTTTGCTTTATCTTTGTCTTCAGCCATTATGTAATAGATCCTCCTTGGTCTTGACTATATTCATCTGGAAATATATCGCTTTTTAATTCGCTTTCAGCATAAATTTCAGCAGTATAACCTGCGGTCCATCTTCCTGTAACCATAGGTTTGCTATTATATGCTTCTATTATAACATATTCACCAGGTTTTGGAAACCAAGAGTCGACGCTATTTGTTTGTACATGCATAGCTGATTCGGTTTGTCTATTACCCATTTGATCGGTATAGATAACGGAACAGGTATTAGTTAAGGGATCGGAAGAAATAACCGACCCCTTTAACTTTGCAAAACCTTGATTTCGTATTTCTTGACCGACGTAATTGTCTTTTATTTTATTACGGATCATAATTTCGGAATATTTACATTAACCTTATATATAATATCATCAGAACTATCGTCAGACGTATATTCAATTTCACCAGCACCTTGTAATGCCGATAAAATTTTATCTAAATTAATAGCAGATTCACCATGGCCTATTAACGTAAAGCCAAAGCCAGAACCTGGATATAATTTATCAGTACCGAATAAATAACAACTAGATAGTGTTATATAATCACTCGATACTTTATTAATATACGTATTAAAATCTGCCGTACCTTTATAAGATAATTCTTGTTCAGCAGTAAATATGATTTTTCTTAATGTATTAAGAGCATATGGATGAAGAATATTGGCATCGAGAATTTCATTACCGCTGCCATCTTTACCTTTGATGCCAACAACTTTAATAAAACGTCCACCTTGTTCGATATTAAATTCAACTGTATTAGGTCGTTCATTATTAAACAAAGCTTTTTCATGCCGCACGACAAAGAATTTAGTTTGTTTAAAAATTTCAAATTCTGGACCTGGTACAGGAACTAATGGTCTTAATAATGTCGTATCGTTAAAGATTGCCATATCGAAAGGATGCATAAACATCTTAGCATTGGCGCGTGATAATTCTTTTTCAGCTTTGATAGTCTTATCGTTTACGTTTACGATTTGAGACATCGTACGAATATCACCATATTGGAATAATGACGATACATAGTTATCAGTCATCGTATATGTAACTTGACCACCTTGATTATTAGCTTTCATCATATTATCAGTTTGTAAAGCATATTTTTCCATAGCTTCACCAGGGCCGCCGCCAAGTAATGCATTTAATAGCCAACTACCACTCATTTTAGCATATTCCCATGTATCGGCTGCGCCATTATTTGTTTTAGTAATACGATAATTAAATAAGTTATCCATAAGATCTAACATCGGTCCACGTTGACCCCATGTTGGACTCATAAATATTGTACCAGAATTACCGCCCCAAGCTGGAATAAATGGCATACCGCGTTTTAATAGTGGCGTTACACATAATACTTTATAGTTTTCTATAAAGTTTTTAATCATATCGCCCCAACGTCCTAATACGAAGGAACCTAAAATAACAAGAGGATTGCCTGCCATACGCAAACCTTTACTAACAAAGCCTACGATTTTCTTACCTAAGAAACTAGAAGCAAATGCTTCGACCTTAGAACCAAGACCACCAGTCTTGAGAACATCGTTAGTAATTTCTGTAATCTTATCAGGCGTAATTGTTTTAGATGTAGATAATACTTCTTTTATTTCATCTAAGACCTTAGCACCTTTTTCAGTATTATTAACTAAAGAAATTCGATTTGTAACTGCTTCGACTTTTTGAACAGATTTTCTTAATGCCATTTCTTTGTTGCGAAGAATTATATCGTACTCTTTATTGAATTGCTTTTCATAAAGCTTCTGCAATTCTTTACTGGCATTTTTCTTACCTTTGTTAATTTTAACAGTCTTCTTCGTAGTTTTTTGCTTGCCGTTTTCATCTAAGACAGCATTGCCATTTTCATCATATTCAGGAACATCTACTTCAATGCTTGTTGCTTTTTTAGTTTTATTATCTTTAGCTTTTTTAGTTTTAGCTTTATCCCAAGCTCTAAGCATCTTATCAGAGCGATCACGAACATATTTTCTTCGCTCTACATCAGTAGTTGCTTTTTCGTAATCATTCTTAACAGTTTCTAGTTCTTTTTTCATTAGCGATGCAAACTTATTTGCTGTTTGTTTTTTAGCTAATTCAAACTCAGTATTAGTTTTAATCCAATCATTAAGATGTTGCAAAATATACTCACGAGATGTTTTATGAGCATTTCCTAATGCTGATTGTATTTTACTTGCAGTAGAAATAGAAGATATCTTTTCTCGACGAGCTAATAAATTACGTAGCTGCATCGTGATTTTTTCATTTTCTGCATGAGTTAATGTGCCGGCAACTTTTTTATTTTGAAGACTTAAAATTTGATCGTCGATTTTATCGAGAGCTAATTGTTTGCGAACTTTATAAGATTCAAGTTTATAGAATGGATTTTTATTATGCTCCATTAGTCCTTGCACTTTACTAGCATAACGTTCAGCAAACCAACCTTCAGATCGAACGACAGCTCCGACAAAATCATCGTATAAAGCCTGAACTAATAATGAACGAGATAAATTATATAAGCCCATTGCATATGTCGTATAACGAGCAGCTGTCGACATAAATGACATATTAACTTCTTTTGTTGTCATATCATTTAAAGGATCGACAATAGCATCTGGTGTAATTGTCGTTACGAAACCAGTCGTTACTGACATCATATGAACGACATCACGAACCTTAGCTTGACCAGTCATACTATTTGGTTCATCGATGATAGCAATTCTATCATGAGGCTTAACAGATGGATCACCATATACGACTAAATTGCCAGAATAAATTTGTTCGACCGAACGCTTTAATCGGCTAATTGTCATATTACGAGCTGTTTTTTCATGATTATGTTCGCTACCACCGAATTCTGGAGGGAACCAATTTGTAACGGCCCAAGATGCTAATGATTTAACACCTTTTTCAATTAATGTACCGATACCAAAACCAGCAGCGCCACCAGCAGTCATACCAAGGAAACCACCTTCAGAACCTAAAGCAGCACCTGGGATACTCATTACTAGACCTGTAGTCGTAGCATAATTATCAAGCGAACCGATTTCACTATCAATCGTAAATGTGTTATCAGACGATGTATTAATTTGAGTACGAGCATGTAACCATGTATCAACTACGACAGAACGTTGATATTCAGGATAAATATCACGATCTAGATATACATCAGGTGTCGATTTTTTAACGTCTTCAAAATTATATAAACCCTTAGCAACTGTTGCTACTTTATTAATATTAGTCTGAATTTGATTAGACATAATATCATGATCAGACCAATACATATGGAATTGAGAATACGGCTTACGTTTTTCTGTTATGTTATAATCTTTGCCTTGCTTAATATATTTATAAGCAAAATACCAATCTGGCTTGCCTAAGAATGCTGTGCTTCTAAAACCAAAATTAGTAACAGCACCGATATAAGTAGGTTCAGCACTTGCTGAGAATTGAAGAATATCCCATACTGTGCGACCTTGTGTTTTTATATCGATATATTGATGACCAGATTGTGTACCTAATCCAAACGTATTGGCTAATTGATTAATAGCCCACGTATCTTCTTGTCGTTCTTGTCCTTGTTCAGTGATAATACGATTACCATCTGATAAAGGATTTAGGCTATCTAAGATACCATTATTAATACGACTATTATAATAGTGAGCGGAACCATCATTTGTTACTTCATAAATGTTTTGTATAGGTTCACCATTAGCAAATATATCACGATAATATGCATCGCCAAAATGATAAATGCCGAATGGATTTTTAGAGAATACTCTAGATAATACATTCCAGTTATTTTCTCTAAATACTTTACTAAATGAATTTTGATCTTGACACGTTAAGAATGAACTAATTAATACACGAGGAGATACACCACCAAATGATTTACCATATGGACTATCTTGGAAGTAATGTACACCTCTATTCTTAATACGATCACCATAGTTGTCTTCACGAATAGGATTTGATAACTCGATACCATCACTTTGTGCTGTAATATTAACGACATCGCCACCGACAATTTCGGTAATCATACCGTTAAACATCGGAGGTAATTTAGCCGCATCGGCTGAATAACCCATGCGAATATGAATTCTAGCGCCGGCTACTAATTTAATAGATGCTCGTTCTGGAATCATATCTTGTTTTTGTTGTGCATTACGAACAAATGTTCTAGGATTAAATATACTATCGTACCAATTATTTAATGCTGCTAAACCATTTTGCAATTGTTGTACGTAGTTATCGTTATCGCCATCTGAATCGTATTCGGCAAGAATATTTTGGAATGCATTATTAATCTGAATTGTGGCTGTATCAGCCGCAATATTTTTAGATTTAACAACTTGTATAGAACTAATAGCATTCGTACTATAAAAACTATCGTGCATCTTCCAGAATCCAGATGTTAATCCTTCGTCGATAAACATAACTTGGAATGTTGGGAAGCCTCTAAGCATTCTGCCTCGAACATCTGTTTGAATCATATCGAGGAATGAATCACGAACACGTCTTGGCAAGTTTGTTTTAGAGTTTGCTTCAAGCTCTAATTTTTGAGAATAATCACGTTCAATTTGACTGATTGGATTATTATTACTAATATCGACACCAAGTTCTTCGACTTTTTCAATAATGCCAGCAGGCACTAATGCAAATAATAAGTGACGAAGAATCATATCGCTATCTTCTAATGGCGCTGTTACACTTAACGATGGTGTTAATACTTTATGTGTCGTAGCATTTAATGAATTATAATTACGAGTTGTAATCTTCTTAATGAAATCATTATCTTTAGCAAGAGCTGTTAAAGAATAGCATACAAATAGTTTACCATTCACAAACTTTTCTTGATTATCTTTAACGAAGTTTTTCATCGTATTAACATTCTTTTCTTGAATGTCTTTAGATAAATCCATATCCTTCATATATTCATATGCAGACACTTCGCCATCGGCATTATTAAATAAAATATCTGTCATATAGTTTGGCATAATGTTATTCTTAATTAACGTGCACATCCAGAATAACATGTTACGAAGGAATGCATTTTTAGCATAATAATAATCGGTCATACAACCTTTCATATATGCCATTGTTTCGCTATAATCAGAAGTTTGATAATACGGATCGATAAAGTAATAATGATCAGAATCTAAGAATGTATATTTTTTATCGGCAAATTTTTTCTTACGAGCAGCAAAATCTATATTCATTATATTCAATAATGGATTAGATTTAAATTCTTCTTCAGTAAAGCATGGGATACCAAAGACGCCCATCTCAACAATAGAGCCATAACGCCAAAAATCTTTATCTTTATCAGGGTCATAACTTAATTTAGCCTGCTCATATAAATATTTTGTCGAACGTAAATTAAATTTATTTTTAGACAAATTATCGTCATTGGATGGGCTTCCATTAGGATCCATTCCTGCTAACATCATACTATAAGCTTGTTGATTTTTAGCAGCTTGATCTAATACTGAATCGTTAGCAGATTTTTTTGTGGCTGTAAATGCTATAAACTGTTTGCCAAGTTCTTGTTGTTTTTCAGTACTTAAATCACTATCGACACCAGATAAAACTGCAGCGGCTACGAATTTATTTAATGTACTATTAATTTTATCTTGCCAATCAGAGAATGTACTTTGTTGAACTGACTTAGTTTCGACAATTAAATTGTAAAAATGCTGAAGTAATACTTTATCTTGATTTTCTTCTTCGATAGCAATCGTACTTAAGAATTTTAAAGCATCGTCAGCGATATTCATAAATGTATCAACAGAATCGACAAGAACAGATTTTAATGCGTTTTCAGATACTTTTGCATTATTTTCTTTTCGCTTATCTTGATCTTTTTCAGCTTTATCGTATTCTTCTTTGTTTTCTTTATAAACAATAGAATTTTTATCGACTTGTGTTCTAGGATCAATTATCGTAGCACCTGGACCAGTAGCTGTTTTAACAGCTTGCTTAGTTTCTTCCTTACCAGTTTCATTCCAATCAGCATTATCTTTTAAATGATAATACATCCAGGAATAATATGGTTCCATGAATGATACTGAAGCATTTTTACCAATTTTCCATTGACCAGTATTAACACCATGTTTAACGAGTCTTAATCGAATATCATTTTCTTCTTTTTTAAGATCGTTAATTTTTTGAGTCGTCAAATCCCACTCTTTTTTATCGAGCGCTAATGCTAATCCGCCATTAGATGCTATATTCATACCGCCTGATCTAGAATATTCAACACCGCGTCCAGTGTCGTCGAATGCTGTCATTTCGACAGTCTTATCTAACGGTTTGCCATTTTCATCAGCTTCTTTATATAACTGTAACATTTTACTATCCATAAGAACTATATCTCTTAATAGTTCAGAGAATAGCGTTTCATGATAGCAGAAATAAAAATCAGGATCGACAAATACTTGATTGCCAGGGTTTTTATATCGAATAAACTCAAAACCCATCTCGCCAAGTTCTTTAATTGTTGGCAATTGTAAATCAGGATATAATTCAGCCTTAGATAAATTAGCATCAATATCAAAATAACTTAAAGCAGCTTGTGCAGCTTTTTGTGTCGTTGCTAAATTAGATGTATAATTCTCGACAGAGAATTGTTTATATACAGCAAATCGATTGCGCAACGTTCTATCTGTTTGACGTAACGATACTTTAATTTGAAATAATCCAGGATAATTAGGAACAGTCGAAATAGCTACTTGATCGACAATAACTTCGTACACACCAATTAATTTAGTAAATTCAGATTCAATTCTGAATGGGTACGAAGGTAATGCGTTTGGATATTTCTTTTTAAAATATGCAATAATCTTAGGAATCTTATCGAATGCATCGACAGTAGCTTGATCATATGTCATAACGGAAAATGTTAATGTCGCATCTTGACCGCCCATATATTGAGGAGCTTGCCCTCGATGAGTATCGACAGACATATTAGCATATGTATTAGAAAAGTTTGCTGTTAAACCTTGTACTAATACATCTTTTAAATATAATCGATAATCGATAGAAGTTAAACGTTCAAATTCAGAATCTTCATATTCTTCATATTGTTGTTCATTACCAGATAATGCATTATATGTATCGTCATTAGTGCCGAGTCTACTAAATTGAGAAGCACAATATTCTAAGAATTTAGAATCCGTATCATATGGATAATAATCTAAAGATAATTTACCATTATTTTCTTTAACGATAAGACTTAATGAAAATTCTTCGTTTTTAAAGATACTATTATATACATCAGTATCGACAGGATGTCCATTGTCTAAGTTTTGAGCATTCTCTGCCATATTAGAAGAACCAACATTTGTTATTGTCGAAGCAAATTGTTGGCGCAACAATAAAGAATCTTCTAAAGAATTATATTGTGTTGTCGGTTTAATATGAATAATTAAACGAGTACTTTTAGGATTATTAAAATCAACAGTCGGTTTTGCATCGCCACCTGTTAATATAAAACTACCAGCATCTTTTAGTTTATTTATAACATCGATATTTGGTTCTACAATATCATAATATGCTTGAATATTAAATTGATTTAAATACTTAGTAAGCTTATTGCCAGCGTCTGATAAGAATTCATATTGCGAAGTTTTATTAGAAGAGAAATTTTTAATTTCATTTGCAAAATATTTACCTTTTAATGTTGTAAATACTCGATTGGCCTCACTGAATAATGCCTTGTCAGCAGAAGAAGGACGATATGCATTAGGCGTTTTTTTATTGGTTTTAGTATATGTTTGACGAATCTTTTCTAATTTAATTAGCTTAGCTTCGTCTGGTACATAAAAATCAATTCTTGGATTTAATGTATCGACAGGCATTAATGCCGATCGATTAGCGAACAATGTCCGCTTCATAAAATCCTTTGAGAATATTGGATACTGTTTATCGTGTAATTCATTACCTAATAATAATGGACGTTGATAATACCAGCGCAATAAGTCATAATTAATTGTCTTAGAAAAATAATTCCGATATTTTACAACTTCGCCACCCTCAATTTCTCTATGCTTAGGAACTTGAGGCATAAAAGCTTGATAATCAAATTCTCTTAATAGTAATGTTACTTTTAATAGCTTAGGATAATTTGGTACTGTTGCTACTGATATAGCTTCAAAACATACAGCATCGATATCTAACGTTTCGTTAATATACTTATTTTCAATAGGCATATACGGAACGAAATGAAATTCAGACAACAACGATCTAAAACCATTCATATAATATGTTATCTGTTTCTTTTTATCCGAAGAGTTTGTGTCAACCGTAACAGGTTGTCCATTAATACCCCGATCTTCATTAAAGTACAATTCTAATTGAAGTAATCGATCTGGTTTAGCATTCTCTATGTTAGCTGAACCTTTGGCGCGCATTAACGGAATATTTTGAGAATTTGCTTGGGTAACTGTACTAATCGAAATAGGCGGTACAAATAATGTTACGTCGCCTAATGTACATGTCCAGTCAGCAATTGATGTTAATCCTGGTGTAATGTTTTGTGTACCGAATGCTTTATTTTGTATTTCATGACGTTTATCTAATTGATTTGTTACATTCCATACAGCATCGGCCCATACTTTTCTATCGAACTCATAAGACCATGGTTTTAAATTAGGATTTGTAAAATCAGAATATTTTAAAATTGAAACATGGTGATTTTTAGAAATGATGTATTTATTTAAGTTAATCCAGCTTTCGCCTTGTTTAACATAAATAACAGCAAGATTACGACGATAATGCTCAAGGCCATACATATTAATACCAGTCTCTTTGAAAATTGTCGGATCTTGAAAACTCAATAATCGTTGATTAATAGTATTAACATAGTTAGCTAATAAAGAATCACCTGGGAAACTCATAAAGTTTTTAGGATAAGACGTAGTCTGATCTTGTTTAGATGAGCCATTAATATCGATAATAGCACGAACTTCTTTAGCTGTTTTAATCATATGTACAACTTCATTAGCTGCAGCATATGCTGTTTCTAATAAAGAATATTCTGTACCATCAGCTGATAAACCAAATACAGGAACACGTCCATTTATCTTCTTAGAATTATCGTATGGATATAATCCGCCGAATCGTTTTGTCGTTAGTTTTTCATTAACCTCGATCCACTTATTATCGAACTCTGCAATTTGAGCAATTGTACATTCGTCAGAGTCTAAATTACGTTCCCATTTATTACCAAATCCAACTGTGCTAACATCATGTGCCTTCGTAACAAATGCATTATATTTATTAGTAGCTTCACCATATGTAGTTTTAATAACATCAGTAGCATAAATAACAGACCAATGATATACTTCAGGTGCATCATAAAATAAAAAACGAAAACCCATGTCATAATCAAGACTATAGTTTTCATCTTTTACATTATTAATATCGTAGACATCTTCAGAATTAGTTTTTTCTTGTGCAAGCCATGCTCGCATATTTTGTTGACCTTTAGTTAAAAAGGCTAATAATTCGGGATCTTTTACATTAGCTTTTCGTAAATCGGCATACAACGTATCGCCATCGACAAAGCCAGCATGTAAATCTTCTTCCTTAATTCGAAAAGCAGAAGGAGGAAGGCTGACCATAGCCAGCCCTCTCACTTTATCGACACCGACATTTTCTAACGGCGGATCTTCACGATAGAAAACTGCCGCATCTAAATCACTTCCCATTTTCTTAGCAAGTTCTTCATATATGCGAGTATCGATAGCACCTGCTTCAAAATCAGAAACTTCTGGAAGGCTCATTTGAGTATCTTTTATGATATCATTTAATTGTTCAACCGAACCTTTTTTAGGTTCTTTAGGTTTTTTAGCATCATCCATGACTTCTTTCGTTGAAGCTGGTTTTTGTTCTTCAGTCTTTTTTTGTTCTTCCGCCATTAGATAATTCCTTTATTAATTATAATTAAAATACGCTATCAAGATAATTAGCAATATCGTTAGCATTCATATCTTCATATTGACTCGTTACTCTTGTCGTAACGGTAGCACTGCCACCGCCAGCAAAAGCAGGAGCATTATTTAAAGCTGCGATAGCAGCTTGAGGATCTTGGTTAGTCGAAGTCGCTACATTAATTATATAACCACCATTAGCTTGACCTTGTTGTGGCATTACTAATCGTGCCGACGTATTAGCTTGTCCCATATTTTGAGATGCCGTATTGTCGACATCTGGTACTGGTGATTGTGAACCATATCCAGCAACTAATACAGAGCCGGCAGCAACCGCTAACGCGCCGAGAACAGCTTTAGAACGATTTGATTTAATCTTGTCGAGTTTTTTAAACGCACTATTTCTTAACTTAGAAACACGTTCTTCTAAACCTTTGTTCATAACAGCTTCGTTCGTTTGCATGTCGGTAATCTTTTGTTCGACTTGATTCATCGGAGCGTTTTCAGTTGCTTCTTGTGCAGCCTGCATAGCTTTTTGTTGTTCTTGCACTTGTTTAATTTGAGCATCGGCATTATCATTTTTTAATGCTCTTGCATCAAACATTTTAAGCTCTCGAACAGCTTGTCCAGACGTCCAACCTTTTTCTTCAGCTAATTGTGCCATATTTTCCATTGTTTTTTGGAACTCAGCTTTTACGCTTTCAGAAACTTGAGCTCTAGCAATAGCTTCCTGTTCTTCTTTAGACAAATGACCATTCTGACCTAAGAATTCCTCACTCTTCATTATATCAGAAACCATGTTTCCATACAATGTCGTATTTTTTTGCATTGACTTAATTGACTCGTTCCAAATTCGTTCATTACCAGTCAATACATCAGACACACGACGAATTGCAGATCCGCCTGTGTCGCCTTTTTGATATTGTAATGCATCTTGAATAGATGAAGGAAGTGATATGATTTGTGATATATAATCTTGACTAGAGTTTTTTGGAGACAAAAATGTTTCATGAATACCAGTCATAACATCGGCAACTAATTGTCTGGCATTTATTGTCCTAGAAATACCTTTGCCGCCTTCTAACGTAATTTGCTCGTTAACTTTTAAATCGTTAACTAATTGTTCTATTCCTTTACCAGAATTATATAATTCACCGGCAGCAGCAGTTAATCTATTTCGTATTATATTATCAGCAATAGTACCTTGTTCAAATTCTACGTCTTTAGGCGTATATAATTTTAAACGATTTTTTGCTTCATCTTTTATATTCTGAGGAGTAACGTCTAATACGTCACGACGATACTGCATATCGAATCCTAACATATCGTTTGCCGTAATAGGTGTACCATTACTCATTTTATTCTCAAGAACTTTAGTTAAGTAGACTTTATCGCCATCATGGTCGGCTTTTGCTAACATATTAAATGCCGTATTTGTTCGTATAGCATTGTCGGCTATCGAAGGATCATAATATACTTTACCAAATGCTATAGACTTAGCATAGTTATGTGGTTGACGGTCAAGCATAACCGTAATGCCTTCTTCACGAATTTGTCTTAATCGCGTAGCTTTTTCTGCTTCTGATAATGAACTATCTAATAAACCTAATTGTTCGAGTTGTTCTTGTCCGACAACAGCAACAACAGGTGTATATCCTTTTTTCTGTAAGTCGGCTACGGTCATACCGTTAATATATCTTCTCGATTGAATAAAATCAGAAGCATCGTCGACACGCATTGATTCCGAGCTAATACGATGTCCAACCGTTATTGCTCTTACAGATTTAGTTAAATCACTATTAGTTTTTAATGCGTCGGATATTTCATCGTTAACACGTTGTTTGACTTCGGCTAATTTATTTTGAGCTAATCGAGCTTTTTCATAATCGCCAGCATTAATATAATGAAGCATTTCTTCAGTTTGTTTTACGTACGCTGTTTGTGCCGAATTTAATTGTTCGTTACCATATGTTCTTCCTAAATGGAGATCATAATTAAAATGATATTTACCGTCGTCAGAAACAATATTGCCTTTTAAATTACCAACATTTATAACGTTACCTTTATCGTCAAATTTAATATCAGCAATATTAAGTTTCGTATTTAATTCGTTAAGAGCTACTTTTTGAATATTGCCATCTTTAGATTTTAATTTTTGATCAAATTCATCCATCACTGTTGCTTGGCTACCAGCATTACTTGCACCATTACGTTTAGCTAATGCTAATTGCTGTTCATAAGAAGCAACTTCTTTAATATGTTCTTCAGAAGCTATAATATTCTTACTAGCATATTCTTTATTAATAATATCTTCAAGAGATCCTAGTTCGAACGAAAATTTATTAGCTAATTTTTGTTCTTCTTTTCGTTTTAATCGAGAATATCTTGTGTGAGTAAATGCATTGAGAATATCTTCACCAACAGTAGCAATTCCACCACGTTGAACAACTTCATTATAATATTTACTATTCTTATCGAATAATAAAGCAGCGCCTTCAACACTATTAGCGTTTAGCATAATACGTTTTAACTGATTAGCACTTACAGAGTCTAATGTTGCTACTTGTTCTTGATGTACATAGTTCTTACTAAAAAGTAAAAAACTTATTTTTTCGGCAAATTTATTTTTTTCGTTAAGATAATCTTTATCGATTTTTTTAATCTCATCTTCTTTTAAAGCCGATTTAATATCGTTAATAACATGATCCCAGTTCTTACTAACGATATTACCATGTTCATCTTTATAAGTACCAATATCTTTTAAATAATCGGAAAATTCTACTTTACCGTTTTTTAAATTATATTCAAGATTACTATCGTCGAGAAATTTAAACGTACCTTTATCTTTTAACGTCTTAGCAACTCTTGATAACACTTCGCCTCGATTAGATTCATCGAGACCTTCGATCAAATCATTTAATACACGATTAGTTAATCTAAATACATCTTTACGTTTAGCTGCTTCAGTAGCACCAGTAGCCGTTGTCCAATCTTTAACACCAAGATATTCACCTAGAGCTTTATCCATAAGATCACGTTCTTCGCGAATAGCTTTTACGCCTTCTTTAAGTGAACCATATTGTTTTAATAATTCTCCACGAAGTTTTGTAATATTAGGCTTATTATCTTTTGTTTCAAATACGTCGGCTAATTTATCATGCCATAAAATCATATTAGACAAGAATTCCCAATCTAATTGTTTTTCTAAAGCTCTTCCAAAACCAGCCTTTTTAAATATCGATGCTAATTTTTTATCGTATTGACCAACTCGAGTATTAAAGCCAGCGGCTGTTAACTTATCGCTTTCGGCAAATAATTTAGCAGCTCGACTACCGACAGGTTTATAGTCCATCATAACAGTAACGCCATCGGTTTTTAACGTTCTGATCAATGCTTCATAATCATAACTAGCGTCGACTGAACCAATTCTATCGAGAGCAGCTTGTACTTCTTCTTTTGTTAATTTACGAGTACCATTATCAGAATAAAAATTTATTTTACCGAACATTTCTGTTTTAGATATTTTAGGCAAATCTCCGTAAGCATTTGATTCAGCAAATATATTAAATTTTTTATTTCGACCAATACTTGTCATTTTTTGAGAGTCTTTAAATCGTAACGTTCCGTCTACATCTCGATAGACTGGCATATTTTCATCGATAAATGCTTTATTTAAAGATTCTTCAGTAAGATTAAAAGACGTACCACCAGACGACGTACTGCTTGTATTAAGAGCATCGATTACGCCTGTTCTAATAAGAGCAGAACCTTCGTTTAACGAATCGAATGTATTTAAATCGATCATCGATTTTAAATGATCGATTTCTTCTGGCGTCATTTTACGATTATATGTTCTCTCGATTTTTCGTTTCATCGTTTTGAAGATTTTTTCTTTTTCACCTGCAATAGTTTGACCTTCTTCAAGACGACCATTAATTACGACATTCGTACCGTTGAAAACATATTTACCACCGGTTTCATTATATTTATAATTTAATATATTATGATTTTCTTCATAATTGTCTGGTAAACCAGCTTGTCGTAATACAGCTTTAACTTCTTCAGGTGCAAGCATCGAAGCATTAGCCATAGACTTATTATAAGAACGAGCTGTATCATTACGAGCTCTAAAATTTATATTCGGCCCCGATGCATTATCTTTTATACCAGCAATCGGCACCGTATTATGTACGGCATTTTTTTGTGTCGCGACTTCTGGAATTAAATCGATACTTTGAGCAAATTCTCTGCCGCTACGATCTATCTGTTCTAATTTATATTCATCTTTACCGATGCGACGCAATTCATGAAACTTGCCAGCACTACTAACATCTAATAATGCATTTTCTATCGGTGTCATGTTATTAGAATCTTTAGCAAAGATTAAACTTTCTAAAGCTCTTCGTGATTCGATGCCATGATATACATCTTTATCTTTACCATTATTAAATACAGAACCTTTTCCGCTATAATTTTTGTAAATGTATTTTTTAATAAATTCATTTTGAAGAGATTCGTTATCTTGGAAATTAATATGTTCCCAATCATCAGCAATGCCAGAAGCTTTAATATGTTCATCTGTTAAATAACCAGACTGATATAAAAATTTAAAATCTTCTTTTATACCAGACGTATCTAATTGAAATGAAGAATCTAATACGCCGCCATATCCATGCAATAAAGCCGGAGTTTTTCCTTCGATCGGTTCTTTAGAATACGTAATGTTTAAATTTTTTTTAAGGCGATTTAATGTTTCGAATAAAGCTTCGACAGGTGACATTTGTCCGAGACCTTTACTATTTTCTAGTGTATACTTAACACTATTTTCTAAATGATCATATGTCGATAAGCCTTTAATACCAATTTGCACAAATTTTTCATTTGGTTTAGCGCCCTCAACAACATTTAATGTCGGATTAATAGCAATATTAGTATTGCCAAAGGCAAGTACTGGAACACTATCTAATCTTTTTAGTAAAGGAATATTTCCTGTAATATCACGGAATGTATTACCTTTACCCATCATAAGCCTACCGTCTTTAATTAAAATATCTTGTTGACTTTGATGAGCTAAAAATTCTAACTGGTTAGCAAATGATTTCATGTGATCAGAAACTTGATCATATAATGCACCAGCATAATTATTACGATTAGAAAAGATATCGAAATCTTTACGAGTAATATTTCCCATTAAATAGTTATAAATACTATTAACAGAATCTTCTGGCGTCGAAGACAGTGCTTTTAAATTTTTTATAACGCCGGCACGTAAACGATTAACTAATTCGTCGTTATCTTTAAATAAAGAAATATCTTTACTTGGCGTCGAACTTGTTCTAAACATCTCATGATGTTTTTTACCGTCTCGATATGTATCGATTCGCAATTGCTGTACATTTCTAAAAATGTATTCTGCAAAATCTGTCATATCAGAACCTTGACGTTCGACTAAACTTTCGAAGCCTTGAGTTTGTCTACTCTTTGCTCCGAAAATATTTTTAACTAATACAGAATAGCCTTTAACATAATCAGAGCGAGAAACAGATTCACGACCAGGTCGTGTAAGCAGTCTTGTCATCGTATTTTTAATAGAACCGATAGACTTCTCAGCATTTTCTTGACGTACATCAAACGAGAAAGCGCCACCAGACAAATGCATATCTTTAGATATACCATCTAACATCTTATCAGATATAGATGCCCGATATCCATATTCTGGATGCAATTCATCATATACTTTATGATATTCTTTAGCTAATAAATTCATAGCTACAGTTTTGTGATAATTTTGTACACCAGGTAAAGCAGCTGCTTCTGTCTGGACTATATTAATCATAGACAATATATCTTCATTATTAATATTTTCAATAATTTTTTGAACGCCGGCAACAGAGAACATCTTACTCTTAGGATCATTAGGATCAATACCATAATGTTGTTTAGCAATACCGAACAATTGTTCGGTACGTTTCATAAAGTCGTCGGTAATAATACCACCAGTATCTCCAGCTTTACGAGCTGAAGCTGCAGTCGCTACGTCGGTACCAAGTTCTAATGCATCGCCTAAAATATTAAGGGCCATGCCTCGTTCATTTTCTGCAAAGTTTTTAATTAACGGGCCAGTTACATATGCTTCACGATTAAAAGCACCTGATTCAATTTTGTCCCAAGCATTAGCAGACGATTGACGTTTAGCTGATGCAGCTATAACTTTATCCATCGTATCGTCAGGTCGTCCCATCGGGATGCCTAAAGAATTAGCAGCCGATACAATTTGTTCAAAATTATATGTCGTTTCACCATTCGCTGAGGTGTTGCTTAATACTCTAAAACTATCAGTAAGAGTATCTTCCAATACTTTTTTAGAGCCCATAATATATCGAACAGGACCACGTCCGCTTGCTTCTTCTAATGCAATATAATGAATATCATCATTACCTTTTAAGCCTAGTTCATTTGCATGCTCATAAGCAAAAGCTCCGAGAGAAGAATCATTACGATCAAGTTGACCGACAAATTTTACATTATATGCAGAATTAGTTACAATCGGAGCATTATTATAAGCAGTAAAAACACCGTTCTCATTAGCACGAGCAGAAAATTGTGGAAATTCATAACCGCCATCTTCTGACTGTTGAAACATTAAAATGCCGCGATCACGATTCCACAATGAAGATGTATTGAATATTGTGGCACCAGCACTTACTTTATACTGAACTTTATTCTTTGGTGAATTATTAATCTCGATAGCTTTAGCCATAAATGCTCGGAAGCCAGCATTTTTCATTAAATTTTCAAATACGCCAGTATCTTCGATAGCACTATGCGCAGCATTAACATCGAGACCAACTGCCAAACCAAAGCTTGTTTGTTTATTAGACCAACCAGTAAATTCGCCGATTAATCGTTCTTTAGCAATATCGCTACCAAGAATATGTTCTCGATATGCTTCTTTCATTGCTTGTGGATTTAATTGATATGCCGTACGAATTTCTCGATAGGGGTCATAATGATTAGCCTTATTTAATTTATTAATAGCAAGGCCACGAACTTTTTTATCGATACCAGTATCACGAGCTATTTGTTGCGATGTCATATTAACGTCAAATGCTTTACCGTTATACGTAACGAGAGTCGTATTTTTATGAATATGATCGATAATCTCTTTAGCTATTAAATGAGTAGCATCGCCTTCTTTAGCTAATGCATTAATACCGTTTTCGATTAGCTCTTGATATTTTTTCATGTCGGCATAATCTTTATATCCTAACGGAGATAATGCTTCAGGAATACCACCAGAACCTTCACGGTAGTTTTTACCGATACGAGCTAACGTATCGGCAACTACTTTTTCACTTCGGCTTAATTCTTCATATTTAAAATCTGGTTTTAAGAATAAATTACGATAAGCCGTTTCTGCTTTTTCATCGATACCAGAGAACATATTATATGTTTCGCCTTCACGACGAGCAGTATACTGCCACATAATATCTGGTATTTGTTCATTGCCTACTTTAATAGATGGCAATGTTTCGATATCAAAAATATATGCTTTATCGTCTAATACATATTCTTTATTAGCCATACCGTTAAGGGCAACTGGCATAGTTGTCGTAGTATTTAAAAGTAATTCGGTATGCTTTCGTCTTTCGAGACGAACATTGCTTAACATCGTATTTAACGAAGAAAGCGTATCAAATCCAGCCATCGTAAACGATCTTTGTTTATATGCCGAATTTATAATAAAACTATCATAAGCCATTGTTACCTCTTAACTTATTAACTAAAAATTGAAAGTGCTTTTTCTATTTTATATCCTAATACTGCAGTGACATTAGATACAACATCGATGACACCTTCATCTTGTGTCGGATTAACTTGAATACGTTTATCTGTTAAACCAATACCACTTAATACAGTATTTAAATTTACACGAACTGATAACGGATTACTACCGTCGTGAATATTATCTATATTTGGAGCATTTATAACTTCAGGATCTTCATATGAAGAAGAATAAATACCGTAGTCGGCATATTGCATCCCTTCGTTATAAATAACTTTTGCTTTAATATTATCTAAATTAGTAGACGCATCCCAACCAGCCCATAATGGATCTGGTAAATTATGACGCTCAAAGAACGATTCGTTCGATTCAGTTTCTGTATCTTCTTGATACCAAACAAGCTTTAATGCTTTTGCTAACGATGGCGATACATTCTTAAGAATTTCTCTACGACGACGTTCGTCTGTAATTTTAGCAAATTCTACGAAATATTCTTTTTCCGTATTCGGTAAAGCACGAATAATATCAGAATATTCGCTATCTTTATTTAAAGCATATACAGTCGATTCTGCAACTTGATGGAACATAATAGCTTGTTCAGTATATTTACCGGCTACTAATGTTGTCATATCGTCACTTAAACGACCAAATGTTTTTTGAACCCATTGAGCTATTGGATCGTCGGCAGGTTTGCCAGACGTAAGAATTGCCGACATCATATCGGTTATGCTTACGTCACCATTCATCTCGGCACGAAGAGCTTCTTGATGTTTATATAACTTATCAACATCGACGCCTTCTTCTGATTTGGCTTTTTCTTTAGCTGCTTCGTATAATGCCATATATTTAATATAACGTAATCGATCGAAGTAATCTTCAGTATCCCAACGTTCTTTTACAGCATCAGGAGTATATACATGAGATTCTTTTCCGAATAATCGAGTTAATGGATTATCTTCTCCGACAGCTAAAGCCGTACCGGCAGCAGCAAATGCTATTGCCTGAGAAATACGTCCTAATTTAAATTTACGAGCAGCTTGAATAACATCGACAGCCACTCCAGTTTCTTCACTTAATAGTTTTGCTGGTTTAAGTATATTCATATGCTCAGCATAATCGAGAACAGAATCGAAATTTACATTTCCGACATCTTTCCACAAATCATATACTTTAGAAGAATCCCAGCCCATTCGTCCCCATGCATAAGCAGCATACATAGGATCTTGAAGTGAAGTTACCATCGAATAGATATTACCGATATGTCGACCTGCATTAGCAAGTTGATCACGACGAGTCGATGAATTAGCACCAGTAAATGTAAAACGTCCAGCAATTTCCCCCGCTAAGGCGGTACCATTGCTATACGTCGCAATAGTTTTTAATATTGTTGTCGAACGCTTACTAATATTTTCTGTTAAAGCACCGGATTCATATCCTTTATAGAATCTCCATAATGAATCGGATATTACATCTCGCATAAAATCTGTTTTAGCTTGTTCAAATGTCGGATATACAAATGAAGCTAACATACTATCCCAAGATTGGAATCCTGTTCCATATAATTGATCGGAACGATACTCTTCGAGTGGGCTATTAACACGCATTAATTGTGAGTGAATAATCGGAATTGGAGCGTGTGCTACTATTTCGGCAGCTGTACCAAATAATCTTCCGACTAATCCATAATTTGCATAAGCACCAGCTGCTGATGTATCTTCCATATCATAATCGGCTAAGCCGACTTGTCGTAATGTATCGGAGATATTTTCACCATCTAAAAATACGGCAGCTTTTCTAGGAGCTTGTGGTGCATTAATATCTGGATTACGTTCTTCGTCATCGATACGTAACGTTACGTGAGAACCTTCAGTTAACACTTGCTTTAATTGGTTCTTCGACATATAACCATTATCTTTAAATTTAACACCGGCAATCTGATATAAATTATCGTCGCCAGCTAATTTAAATTTACCATTTGATAATATTTGTTCGATATGTCCGTCAAGAGCTGTCGTAGTTTTACCTAAGAATTTATAATCAAAGAAATCATGTTTCTTTCCTTGATGCTTAACCATTTCTTCAGTATCTTTTAATACTTTCTTCGCTTCGTCATTATTCATCATTTTGACGATTTGTTTCCAGTATTTATATTCAGCACTATTCGGAGCAATATCGGCTAATATTTTATATCGATCGATAGCGCCATATCCATCGGAAGCAAACTGATCTGGATGCAATTGATTAATAGCTTCATAACCTTCACCAGGTAATCGAGCCTCACCCATAGGTAAGGAACTGAAAGGATCTCCAGTATAGAATTTTTCTGGAAGCCATGGATGGTCTTCAGCCATTTTATTCATTAATGGATTAATACGACGTCGTCTTGAATATTCCGGCAAGAAACGACGAATAATTTCCATTTGTTCACCGCCGACACCGCCGATACCAGAATCCCAGAATCTACGAGTGAATGAATTAATGTCGCCAGCATCGGCAATAAATTTAGATTCATCACGACCGAATATCATAGTTCCGGCATAACCATAAATACCAGTTAATAAACGAGATGTCGTCATTAACTCATCGAGATAGCTACGACCACCACTCGAATTCATCAAGTTATTATACATGTCGGCATTATCGAGCATCTCTTGAACAGTGCCTTTATTGCTTCGCGTGCGACGTATACGTTGTTGTATATACATACCCGAAGCATTTGTATAAGGAGAACTACCTGATTGAATAGCGCTATTCATCGCTGATACGGCAGCACCTGCACCAGGAGAAATTGGTTGCAAACTAGCATATGCCGATGCATCTATCGTACCATCACTATTAATATAATTAGAATAATCTTTAGCCGATGCAAACGCCGGAGCTTGTCCAATATATTCTTGACCTTGACCTTGTACGTATTCAGTATCTGTCGGATGGCTAAATGCTCTGAAATCATATACGCCTAAACGACCATTTTGGAAGATAATATAACGATTATCTTCATCTTCCGATTGATGAATCTTTTGATTCATTTGGTACATGATAGCTTTAACATCTTTACCGAACCACATACGATCTTCATGATAATGACGTTGTGGTTTAATAATTTCACCAAGCGTTGGATTTAATACTAAACTTTGTAATGTACCTTGTTCGAATAAAGGAGCTGATAATAGATAAGGACGATCTTCCATATGCTTTTCTTCTAACCAATAAGGGTTAAAAGCATATACTAATGGAGAAAGTGGATTTGTTAATGTCGGAATAGGACTATGTGCCCATTTAGACCAATAACCACCATATACTGATTTATTATAATAATCAGATTGCGCTAATTTTAAATTATTATCTTCCCAGTATGAAATACTAGAACCACGGAATTCATTTGAAGAACCCCATACCCAATAACGTCCAGATCTAATAGGATCTTTACCATTTTGATAATAATCTAAACGTTCTTCATAAGACTGATAAGGACGATAGTCGCCACTAATATATTGAGCAGCAGGGTTAGCCATTTTAGCTAACTTAAATACATCTGTTAAGCCGGTTGCATCCGTGAATTTTCTAAAACCTAAATCCATATTAGCTAAGCCAATTTGGAAGTTTTTATTAATACCGAATGTATCGTTAGCCCAATCTAATTGAGTTAATGCAATCGATGCTGGTAATACACGTTTAAATAATAAGTTATAACTTAATTGCGCAAAACTTCTCGTATCGCCTTCATGAAAACCAAGACTTAATCCAGTCTTAAAATAAGCCGATAAACGTTCACCAAATATTGGATGAACGAAACCGAGAGCTTGGTCTATGAAGCCATTATTTAAGCCTTCATTAAGACGTTCTGGCATCTTATATAATAAACTACCACCAATCGATAAATCACGTCCATGATGTTTTGCTGTCGGCAAGTTTACATTATTATCAAAGATAGAACTAAATGCAAAATGATCGAGGTTTGTATTGGAAAACATACCTCGAAGACCTTGACCTATACGATTACTAATGCCATTATAGTTCATCTTATTTAGGTCTGACATAATACCTTTTAAGTCAAATCCTTTATTAATTGCTATTAAGCGAGATGAACTTTTTTTAGATTCATAACGAGCTTTATAATCTTTACCTGATCCTAAATAACGATTTAATGTTCTTTGTAATTCAGGATTGCTTATGATTTCATTCTGAATCCTCTTAGCGTCTTCAATACTTAAATCTTTACCAGTTGCATCGACATGATTTTCGCCAGTAATCTCATTTAAGTTAGTTCTAATTTTTAACTGTTCGACATTATATCGATCTCTTAAATTTAACTTAACAGTTTCTGGTACATTTAATTTATTAATAAATGCTAATGCTTTATCTCTATCAGCAGGAAGTGATGCCATTATTTCATTAATAGCTGCTTCATCGATAGACTGTGATTTATTTAATTTAGCATATAATGTTTTTTGTGTAATAGATGTAGAATCATCGATTAGCTTAGGTTTAATAGAACGGCCACGAATAGCTGCTGACTGTAACCGTTGAAATTCAGATGATTTAGTACCTTCTGTCGAGATATCTCTTAATACTCTACGTTTTTCTGACTCTGTTTTAGCGTCGATAACATCGAGCATACTTTCTATTTTATATCTTAATCCAGGATTATCTTCAGCTGCCTTTAGTAATTCAGATCGAAGTTTATCGTCTAACCTTACTTTAATATCTAACGAATCAATACTACGTTTAAAACTATGATTACGGATACCCATCATAGCTTTTTCTTCTGGATGTCTTGCTATTTCATCGATATCTTTATTTAAGAACGTATGATAGTTATTGCCCCAAACATCAGACGTACGTTTACGACTTGTCTCTCCAAAGATTCTTTGCTTGCCATTATCAAAATTAACTTTTCCATAATTAGAAAAGTCTTTAGATGTTTTAATGACATACGAATCTTCACGAACAAAACGCATACCACTTGTATCTAATTCATTACGAGTACCATCAGATTTTAATTCAAACAATCGATTACCAATTCTTTGAACGATACTATCTTTGCCGACGATGTCGCCCAATACACCTTTAAAGTCATATTTATTTAAGTATTCGACTTTTAAGTTGTCGACATTTTTAAAATCAGCAGCATGAGATAATGCATACGGTAATGTCTCGTGAAATAAATCTTTAGCGCTACCTATTATTTTATTAATATTAGGCGTATTTAATTTTTGACCTTCGACATAATAGCCATCTTTCGTAGCACTTAATTGTTTAATCGTATCGAGAGTTTGCGTAACGATATCATCATTTTGTGCATATAAACGATCGGATACAGTCCTTCCATCGAGAGAGGCCATCTGACCTTTTTCATGTGCAATAAAATCGAATTCTGGATTTCTTGCATCTTGATCCAAGATATCGCCAATCGTATGATATGTAATATCATTCTTTTGTTTTTTTAATGCCTCTTGAGCACTTCTATTAATTTCTTGAATAAAATCTTGACGTGCTTCACGAGCTCTTATAATATTTTCATCTAACGATTTAAAATCACTAAACGTGTCGAATGTCTGATTAGAAATATTTTGTAAAGCTTGAATAGACTGATCGACTGTCTCATTAAATTTAGCATCTTTTTCTTCTAAGAAATCATGCCAATGATTTTCTGCGTCGGCAATAAAACTTTCTTGTAATTTACCAGAATTCTTATCGATAACTGTCGACGTAGAACGACTACTAACAAACTCCATAAGAGATTGCACTTGTCCGTCTTGAATACCTTGTGCTTTTAATGCGTCGCCAATATCTCCAAATATTTTAGCTTGATATTGTCGACCTAGTTCACGCTCTTCCCAATCGGCAGCATCATATGCTGCATCGGCAAGATTACGAAACAAACCTACGTTGCTTGCATTATTAATAGCAAAATCTTGGTCGATTTTTCTAAACTGATCGATATGAGATATACCTCGTATCGTTTCACTAATCGATAAACGATTACTACCGTCTATACCAATACTTGCAATACGATCAGACATTTTGCCGATAATCGGATCGACTTCCGATAAAAATTTAGCACCTTGTTTTGTTCTAGATAGCAAAAAAGCGGTGCCGACAATAGTGCCGGCGACCGCTGCTGCATCAACTAGATTAGATATACCTTCGAAGGCAGAATCATTATCACTGCCATTTTTTAAGTAATCTACCATATGTTATCCTTTTAATTATTATTTCTTAATTCTGCAAGTTCTGCTAACGTCATATCGTTAGGATTTTTAGAACCCATAGCCATATCTTTAAAAGATTTTTCATCGCCAGTATTTTCAAATGCTTCTGGGAACATACTTGCAAGTTGTTCTTCAGATACTTGATTGCGTCGACGTTGAGGACGTTTTAATGTCGTTTTCTTTTTAGGAACAGGTTTATTGTTTTCAGCCGGAGTATTGATTTCTCGTAAACGATCAAACTCAGCTTTTTCTTCATTATAGAATCGAGGATCTTCTGGTTTTAATGTAATATCACTGCCTTGTGTTAATATCTTTTCGATATCGAGCGGTGGCTTACCTTGAATCGTACGAAGAATCCATTCACTTCTAATAAGGAAATCTGTTGTACGTAACATATTCCAATTATCGATATCTTCGATATCATATTCTGGAAATGCTTCATGAATAATACAAGAAATTTGACGATCGACGTTTTGCATTTTTTTAGCAGCTGCTGCAAATAACATCTTGCGTCCTTTTTCGCTCATAAAAGAAGCTTCCAAAATCTTATCAGCAATATCAGAAACAACACCTGCTGGCATTTTTTCTATATTAATATTTTCAGGATATACGATACAAGTTTTACATATAATATCTTCACGTTCCATATCCATCATATTAGGATCTTCGAATAGATCATAATATTGAGCTCTTGTTAACGGAATATAAATAATCGGAAACTCATAAGAGGAATAGGTGAAGATATGCTTATAATAATTTTTCAACTGATCGTATATAACATCGAAACGTTCTTCCATTATAATTCCACCATAGGAGATGCAGTAAAACCAGAAATTTGTAAAATTCTATCAGATACTAATGGTACAAAACCAACATAATTATCGATTAAATAATTAATACGATCAGCAGATGGGAACGGAATAAAATATTTAACTAAATTATAATTACGAGCATCTTCGATAGCACGTCGTTGTTCATATTCATCTTCGAGAGAATTAATATATGCTTGTTGATCAGGAGTTAAATTCATCATCAACGGAACTTCTTCACGTTGTACTTTACGTATGATAATCATTTGTTCACCGTCAAAAGCAAATCGACGACATTGCCCAGGATATGCTTCACGAATTTCATTAGCTTTATTAATCGTTAAATATTCAACATCGGCTGGATCGTATTCATATTCAAGATTAGAATCTTGACTCACAGAATTTGTAGATTCTTCCGGAATTTCGTTTTTTTTTACCGTTTCTTTTATATCGGCTTCAGTCGTTTCTTTAACAGTTACTTCTGGAGTATCTTGTGTCGTGATTGTTTCATGCATTTGAATTTTTTCACGTTGTTGTTGGAATTTATGTTTCTTTTTATTTTGCATATTAACCGCCTATTTATTAATTACTTTTCGGTCTCTCGATATAAATGTATATTGTTCTAATATAGGATGACCAGATGAATCGTGTATTGTTTGTACTGACATAATATGACAATCTAATAAGATAACATGAAGAGGTTGACCAATGATATCATCGTCTTGTCCATATAGAATATCGATTTCAAATCCTTTACGCCAAATAGCATTATGCTCTGGATTCGTCGTAACGACATTTCCTGCATAATGCGGAACTATGACTTTATCATAATCGTCTTCAGTTGTCTTATCAGTAACATTAGTTGTCATATTCTGATAGCTATCTATAATAGTTTCAATATATAACGGAGCCGTAAAATTAATAGTAAACGTTCCTTGTACTAGTCGATTACCTATTGCTAATTCATCGTAGATATAAGAATTATATCCGAATAAAGGCATGTCGTGTTGTTGTAATCCATACGATATATTTTGTATATCAGTTACAAGTTTATCGCCGAACCAAACGTTCGCATCGATCTGAGAAAAATAACGTTTGTATACTGGATTCTTTTTAATATATCCAGACGACGTTCTTGTTATATCTTGTTCGACAACTTTATTCGTATAAGATAATTGACTAGAAAGGTGATTATCATATCGTTTACGTCTCATATTATTATAACAAACCTTTCATTAAATGTCTAATTTATTAGATACAGATATATTCCATGTATTAATACGGTAATCAAAACCAATTCTATTTACTGTAATTAATCCACAATGCATTGCCGTATCTTTTTCGAATATAGAAATTACTGTATAATCTGCATCGTCATATGTTATATAATCAGCATTATCATTAACTAATTTATAATCATAATTATAATTTTCGCCACGTTTAAATTTAACGGCTTGCATAATATATTCTTTGTTAGCATCGTTAGGCATTATAATTCTATGAGCAGGTTCATCATTATAAGCTAATAAATTTTGATTAGAATATGTTTGATTACTAAATCTATATACATTAATATAATGAATTAAATCGAAGAAGTCTTCGTTAAAGTTAGATTGTACGAATCGATCGATAACTCTATCAAGATAATTAGACAATGTTACTTCACTATTGCCAATACAATCAGTAAATAAATAATAATACTTATTAACGTCTTCTTCTTCAAATTCTTCATATAAGAAATTTAATAATTGCTTTTGAGATATCTTTAACGTTGCCTCTATATAATCATGTTCAATATCTTCATTAATATTAAACAATGTTACTGGAGAAATAATTCTTTTATTAGAGTCTATTAAAAAAGAATAATAACAGCCGTCATAAATAGAATTACCTTGTACAGGTAAATCAACAATTAAATTATCGACTTTCTTCTTAAATAAAATTTGATCAGATGCCAAGCCTTCGACATCAGTGATACAGAAGTATACACCGTCTAAATCAGAATATTTATTAGCGCCTTCGATATGTGCCGTGATATATTCTTCGTCGACACCAATTCTTGGCTGTTGTAAATAATGAGCATCGACATTTTTATCCATTAGTAAACTAATAGCAAGTTGTGTTTCTTCGTCGAATTTGTGATAAGCTAATGGTAAATATCTAAGTCCATTTAATCGATTATTAATAGATTCAACTATTTTATATAATCTATCCCATACTTGTTTAGCCGTATCGATTGCAGGATTTAACGTATAATAACTATTAATTAGTTGGTTGTCGACAATGATATCTAATCGATATAAATAATCTCGATCTAAGAAAGATAAATCGACATCTTCTTTATCGAAATATATCGTATTTTGGTATTCATAAAACTTGCCTGTAAATTTATATAACTTAATAAATCCAGATAAGAATGCATTAGCTAATTCAGGATTCATCAATGCTCGTTGTGAATCATAAATATATAAGCTACTATTGTTATCGATATTGTTATTAAAATTATTATTATTATTTAATTTAATAGCACCCATTAACAAATAAAAGAAATTTAATTTTTGCTTCTTGTCATTTGTAGCTAAATAGGCATAGTACAAAGATTCGACTAAATTTAAACCTCTTTCATTCGAAATGTTTTCGGCATAATCAACAATTGTTTGAATGTCTTTAACTTGAATAGATATATCGTTAAGATATTCAATTTGATCAGTCATTGTTTCTGAAAAAATCTCAATATATTTTTCTTCAGATTGACCGTCAGGACCAGATGTCCATAGTCGATACATATTATTTTCTAAGTTATCAATAATAATATTAGCATCGTCTAATGTAAAATCTCTTACTTTAGATCCGTCGTCAACATGTAACGTAGTATGACCATTAAAATAATCGTTACAATACAAAGAGACGAAATCTTCAAATTGCCACAAGAATGTAATACTAGATGTGTTCAATTGGTTCGTCGCCTCCTTTATTGTCTACATGTGTATCTATAATAACCACGTTACCATTTTCATCTAATTTATAATGAGTTGCTTCTTCTTCCTTAACAGTTTTATTACGATTTTTTCTAAAGTTAGAGTAATCAGGAATATCATCTTTTTTCTCATGACGATCATTTTCTTTTTTTCTAAAGTCATCATATGAAGGAAGATTAGAATTATCTTTCTTAGGATCTAATCTATATTTAGAATAGTCTGGAATTTCAGATTCGTTTTTAGCTTTACCATTAACTCTAAACTTAGAATAATCAGGAACGTCACGTCTTGATGTGTATAATGATGTTCTAAAATTATCGTATTCTTTATTAACTTTTAAACGTTTACGTTCTAAGAAACGAACTTTCTTTTGTGTCTTAGATAATAATGCTTGAGACGGATAATATTGTTCAGCTTCAGTTCTAAGATTATAATAATCTTTTTTAAGCTGGGCCATCTTTTCCGATTCTTTTTCGCCCATAAACTGATCGGCTAACTTTTTATATTTTCTATTAAGAGCATCCATATATGTCTTAAAAGAATAATATCCTTCTTTAGACAATGTTAATACAGGAATACCATATTGTACTTTAATATTTTGCGTTTTGATCTTAGCATTATTAGTCGTTAACCATGGATTAGAATCAATTATACTTTTTTCATTAAGAGTATAATAGTTCTGAGACTCTGTCATATAATCGATATCGGTCGCATAATAATGATATGTATTTTCTGTTAAGATATCATTAATCGACATAATCTGTCCTTCATCGATTATCGTACAGTTATACACACTAATGGTAGATTGGCGTCCATATTCGTTAGCGAATGATAACGTAACGTCAAAGTTAGGTAATTCATCCATTAAAAAATGTTTATTTTGATAATTGCCTTTTTTATATACATCGTCCATAATCTCATAGATAACATGTTTATCTAATACGGCAAATACCATAGAACCGGCAATTGTTCTTGGGCCATCGACATACGTGATAGCATTAACATCGCCCAATGTTCTTACCGGAGCTTTTTCTTGATGTATACTATAGGAGAATGTTTGTAGGCTCCCAAATACTTTCGAAATCGTTTCTTGACCTGGAATCGTAATATTAATAGAAGCTACAATATCACACCCGCTATAAGAAGTATACGTTCTCGTATACTTTGAGGTTTGAACTACGTCTTTATTACCTAAAGACAAATCATTTGGCATATTTCACCTTTAAATTATATAATTTCATATATTGTTGAACTCTATTATTGATCAACGTAATAATGTTCGTTTTAAGCTCAATATTACGCTCACTAATAATATTATAGCATATTTCTTCCATATCTTTCTTAACATTACTAGAATGTTCACCAGATAATAAAGAACTATTAATGTAATCTTGTAAACCACGATTTAGATACAGAAATATTTGATTAGTATTTTCTTGAGATTTTTTCACGCCTATTGTCTCCTAAGAAAAAAATAAAAGGCGAGGAAAAAATTTCCTCGCCGAATTTATTAATACTTGTTATCAAGCAAGTATTTATTTTCTACTGGTTGCAAGTAATCGACAGAGCGAGCAATGTAAGTACAAGCTTTATCAGTAGTAGTAGAATCTACAGAGAAGCTAGATGCTTCATTCAAAATTTCGCAGCCATAGATAACCATTACTGCGGATTGACCATATTCGTTCGCAAAGGACAATGTAATGTCAAATGGAGGAATTTCGTCAGAATATTTTGGAGTAGATTGAATAGCTACATTTTGTGTAACTTTGAATGGGTTAGTGGAAGCTACTTGGCTATTGCTGTTGTTAGCGCCCAAGGAATTAACTACCATGTTAGTTAATTTTGTATCCCATTCTGTAATTGTGTACGGTTGGTAGTTAATGTCGCCACCAATACGTTGGAAGTAAGCTGCTTTAGCAGCACGAACTGCAAGAGCATCTACAAGGGCATCGCGATCAAACAATGTAAATACAATTGTACCAGCGATACCGCGTTTACCACGAGAAATGGAACGAGGCTCTGCACTACCAAATGTGTAAACCGGAGCTTTTTCACGGTTAATAGAAACTGTAATACCTTGAATTTCAGCAACTACTTCGGAACCGAATGTAGCTACAATATCACAGCCGGAAAAAGTAGTATAACTACGAGTGTATTCAGACGCTGTAGTTACACCAGAGTTATTAGAATAAGCCATGTGTTAAATAATGGGGCGGAAATTATCCGCCCCCTCCTTCTTTAATTAAAAACTACTAGGTACCAGGTTGACGAATTTGAATGTAGTTATTGATTTGACGAATTTCGTTAAATGGCATAATAGTATAATTGATATCAATATAAGTATATTGAAGAGCAGTTACGTCATTAGCAATTTCGAATAAATAGTCATATAACAATACACCTTTAAGTTTATTCAACTCAGATGTCAAACCTGTTTGGATAGAGTTACGAACGGAGATTGTATTTTGTTTACCGATAAATGGTTCACAAACACGGCGAATAGCACGTTCAACAGCGTCGATAATACGAACACTATTAAGACGAGACAATGCATCAGTTGGATCTGCCATTGTACAGCCATCAGTAATTACATAACCACGAGTAAATGTATTCTTAACTGTAACAATACCTTTAGAAGTTAAGTTAGATAATTGAGAAGCTGTTAATTCAAACAATGGAGAAATGCCGATTTTTTGGTTCGTAGGAGATTGTTCTACAGGCAATGCGGAAACCATACCAGCATAAGCTGCAGCACCGTTACCTACATATGCGTAAGTAGAATTATAAACTGGTACATTGTTTTGGAAGAATGTACAAGAAATAGAACGGCCGATATCGACAGGAGTACCGTCGTCATCGATTACGGAACGACCGTTACCACGTTTCAATTCTAGGTTAAGATTTAAACTATTTAAATCTTGGAATTTTTGTTCAACGCCAGACAATGTGTAATCAGAGATACGTTCAACACCGATCAAACCATGAGTATGAGCAGTTTTCAATTCTGTATACAAGCAATGTTGTGCCAATTGACGAGCGAAGTTATCAGGAGTGCGATAAGGAATACGCATAGTATAATCGTAATCGATAGTACGGTCTTTAGCCAAAGTAGCTAACGCAACTTTGCCACCAACCAATACAGGTTCTAATACTTCTTCGATAAGAGCATCTTTTTCAACGATACCATTATCAGTCAATTCCACAGTAAAGTTATCAGTGAAGTTAACATTATCTTTCAAGTCAGAAATAAATTCTGCTACAGTACGATAGTTGAAGTCTGTTACGGAAATAATAACACGATTGTCTACGCAATCGAAGTTTTCAATATAAGTAACAACTTTATCGTCACGAGCATCTTTATCTGTCAAGATATCATATTCACCGATAGGAGTTACAGCGCCAGCATCATATTTGCCAACACATAATACGTCATTAACAGAAAGTAATACGTATTTAGCATTAGCAGCAGTTGCAGCAGCAGCGGCAGCAGTCGTTGCATAGTATGCAGCAGTCGTTGCATCAGCATCTGTCAACAAACCATTCATAGCTGTATCATATTGAAGATCAGCAAGAGATGCGATTTCTTTAAATGTTACAGTATTACCAGTTGCTGGTTCTGCTTCGATGATTTTATCTTTCGTAACGAAGTGTTTAAATTTTTGATGTGGAGAAACAGCATTTTGAAGTTTGCCATCGAACGTAATAGATTTCACTTCTTTAGTGTCTTCAAAGTAGAATGTTTGACCAGCTTCATAAGTTTTATGATCTAAATCCAAAGCAGCTTCATTAGCTACGGAAGGGATAACTGTAAATACTTCGTTTTGATAAATATTTTCGTCAGTAATTTCTGCAGCATTATCTACTTTAGCAAAGCTAAATTTATAAGAACGTGGAGAATGTTTAGTATCTTTAACGTTAACTACAGGAGTTACTTTAAACATTTCGGTATCGACTACAGGAGCACCACCTGCTACAGTGTTAACCATAACAGCATCGATAGGGAATGCTTTTAAGAAATCTTTTGGTTTAGGAAGGCGACCGCCAATTACAGTATCGGCACAAATTTGAGCGCCCAATACACGATAAGGCATATCGGCGTTTTGCAATACAGAGTATGCACCTTCACCAATAGATACTACGTATTGTTTATCTTTAACGTCAGATTCTTTTACACGAGGAGTCAAATATTGACCAGTAGAATTTGTACGAGGATAAGCTGTTGCTGTAATAGCAAAACCAGAACCTAACTTCATGTATTTTTGGAAGTTAGTCATATTAGTATCTTCATAATCGTTATCGTCTTCTTCGAATGCTAATGCAGATGCACCAGGAGTACGAAGATAATCGTTATGAGTATACATTTTCAAGCCTACAGTAGTGAAGGCTTCGTTCAAGTCTTTATCGCTTACAGAGTAAATAGGATACTCAGCATTAACATCTGTATTAATACGAAGAGTATGGAAATATTTACCAGTAAAGGAACCGAAAGGTTTCGGAGATTTTTTAGATTTGATTACATGAGTACGAACTTCTGTACGGCAAGGTACTAAGGAACGTTTACGACCTAAGAAGTATGTACCAGGGAAAATAGAACCAAGAGCTAATTCGTAGGAATCTTTACGAAGTGTAACATCTTGACCTTTTTTATTTACGATAGACAAAGTAACAACGTTGTTACGAGGGAAGTTATTGATATGACGAATTACTTCGGAGATAGGAGTATCGGCAGTAAAGCCAGCACCCATAAGACCCAAAGGAATTTCAACTTTAATCATTTCTTCTTCGTTATCAATCATAGCATTGTAACGTTCGTAAGTTGTTGCTTTAGATACAGGTTTGTAGATAGTAAGAACTTCTTGACCTGGAGTATTATCGAAAGTAAAGTATACTTGTTTAGCTTTGTTAGATGGGAAGCGAGATTTTACACGGAAACGAAGAGTATCGTCAGAACGCAATTTAAAATCTTTTTGAGCTTCAGAACCACCGATACGGAAACCATACAAAGTACGGCAACCGGAATTATATGCATCAGCTAATGTAGCTGTTAAGTCTACTTCACGTTTAGTTTCGCGATTATAAGTATCGCCATAAGTATATGTTGCATAAGATGGATCGTAAATAGGTACAGGAACACCATTAGGACCATCGAATGCAGTACCGATACAAAGCACTGCGTCAGTTGTACCGAATTGGCTGTCGTCATAAAGTTTTTTCTTTACAGAATTGACTTCGACAAACACACCAGGAAGATCGCGGAGGATTTCCTCTTTGAAAGAGTACGCCATTATTCAACCTCTTAGATTAATAATTATTTATCAAGATTTAATAGACGTTCGATAAGTTTGCGAGTAACAACAAATATCTTGTCTATTCTTAAAATGTAGCGAACACTTCTAACTGAATATTTTTCTCGATATTGAACGTTAGATTCGTCTGTTAAGCGTTGGTCATATAAAAGTTCATTTACACCACGACTTTTAACATAACCCGTATAGTCATACATAAGTTCTTCAAAATCTTTTAAGACTTTATTAGCTGTTGCATAACTGCTAGCGAAGATATCGAATTGAAGTACATATTCGAATGCATGACGATATACTTCAACGCCTTCTTCTTCAATATTTTCTTTAACAGGATATTTGTTATCTGGACGATATTCAGGATGACCTGGAGCACGTCTAATAGTATTCTCCATTAATCTCGGTTTAATACTATTAATAGTTTTACCCGAGATAATTTTAAAGAAAATATACGGATTATTAATTGGTCTGTCACGATCGTTAATCGTAGCCCCTTCGTCTGGACTCATTTTAACTTGATCTTCATATAAAGCTTTTTCAACTAATTTAACGAGCAACTCGATAAATTCATCAAAACTAATGGACTGTTCAGCCCTTAATCGATCGACTCTGCGTCGATTATTCATTAGCCTACCGGGAGCATTGACTACTGACAGGCTATCTTTTTTTGCTTTTATCTGATCGATTATAAATCGTTCGTCATGAGTAAGTTCGTCTGTCATTATAACCTCTGTTCCGCAGTGTATGACTCTGTCGTGAATAAAGGATACAACGTATACCGAAGTATAATGTCGACCCCTAATCCATTTTCTCTTAATTGTTCTTCAACGCTATCAATATGATAGTCGTATAGAACAAATCCTACATTTTGTTTTAATAAGGATTCTAATCGGTCTCTTATCTTTAACAGATAAAACTTCCGATAATTTTTTCCTATATATTCATCGAAGTCCATTTCTCTGACTAAGTAATAAATAATACGCATTACCATAACAGATTTATTAGGATTCTCGCTAGATAGGTTAACTAAATTTTCAACTGTTGTACCGACTAATGAACTATTTCTGTAATAGACGACATTAGGAAGCATGTCTTTATAATCTAATATAAAGTCGGTGTCCTCATTTGATAAAAGTGGGTACTCGTTGATAGGCGTGGCGGCTAATTTTGCCGCTACAACTATATTACTATACTGAATATATTTTAAATTATTGCCTACTAAAATTATATTATCTAAAAACTTATTCTTATTATGCACAGAAGTAAACTTTTGTACGATAGCATCATAGTAATTATTAAACTCATCGATGTCTTCAAATAAAGAACTATGTTTATCAGTAACGATAATCATACTGCGATTCTTATAACAATTACTAGATAATACATTTAAATAGTAATCTGTTAAGTCTTTATTATAACGATCAGTATATCGATCGGAAAACATTATTTTAGTCGGACAAATATATGCAAAGTCATAGTCTATTAATTGATTAGTAATATTAAGAAAATCAGATATCGTTCGCATATTAACTAAATATACGTCGGGAGCCGAATAGTTTTTAGCTAATTTGTATGCCTGATACAAATCTGAGTCTTTACCATATTCTTTCTCGACATCGAACAACGTATTAAATTTTTCAATTTTACATGTCTTATTTGTCGATTCAGAATTGCCTATAATTAATAGACTTGTATGTTTATCATCGGATGTCATACTAACCTCCGATCAATGCTTTAAAGTTGTTCATAAAAGCTTCTGGGTTTCGTTTATAGTCAACACCATTAGCTTCATAGTATACGCAATCCATCGTATTAGAATACCAATCCATTACGTATGTAACATTAATAATCTTATCTTTAAATACGATTATATCACCAGGGAATACTGGAAATTCATTACGAATATATATATCGTAACCACGCATCAAGAATAATTTATTATCAGCATTATCTGTAGAAAACAACGGCTGAATATGAGCACGTGCTTCACGTATTGAAATTTTCTGTCCAAATCCTAAACAGTTCGGACATAAAGGATCGCCTTCTTTAGCCGTCGGATCCTTACAAGTACAATCGATATTCCGATATGGTTGTACAAGCCATATCGGAACTTCCATTAATTGTATTAATCCATTAATTCGTTCATCTAAATTTTTCATTAAGTTTTCCTCAAGGATTTTAATGAACGTGACAAATCATCAAACAATGTCGTAGGATATGTATGTAATTTTTGTTTTTCTGTATAGGAGCGTTTACCTGTTCTTGGTTCAGCTCTACCCATAGTAAGATATGTAGGATCGACAATTAGTTTTTCAAAAATTTCCATTTCAGCTTTAATCATCTTGATAAGATCTGATAAGGAAGGAGCGCCACTGCCACTAGAACTAGATGAACTAGATCCACCAGATTCTGTCGAACCAAAACTAATGTTACCGATATGACCCGATATCTTACCAGATGTCGAAGTCGTAACGGCATGTTTGCTTACAAGACTTAACGTTGCCCTTAATTTACAGAACTGTTGTAAAAGATATGGCAAATCGGCTCTATTTTCATAACCTGGAATTTGATCCAATAGAAACTGGGCAAACCTACTTGCTTCTTTTAATGCGTATAATACTTCTGTATCACTAGCATCAAATACATCGATTAGATAATTCACATCGCCGAGTGTATAAAAATTACTAATTTGTTCTGATGCTACCGTATAGACTTTATACTTTAATACTTTTTTACCATCGACAGATTCAAGTTTTTTAATTCTGATCTCATATAAAGAATCAGGTTTAACACCACCGACTGGTCTTAGTTCTAAACGATTACCAAATATCGTATACTCAAAAGGTTCTGCCATTAGAAATCCTTTCTGATGATTTCGATATTCTGTAAAATACCTTCATCTTTAATCTCAGCATTAAATTCAAACACGAAAGCATCGTTAGTACCTTGTTGTGGGCGTCTCGTTACTTCGAGTGCACTAATAATAACCGGAGCAATATTAGTACCGGCCGGAGTTTCATCGACTACGACACCCGGACTACCGCTGTCATTAGCTCTAGTAATAATAGTACCGTCAGCTAATTTAATAGTTGTCGCAGAATTACCATTGCCATCTTTCATAATTCGTTCGATGACTGCTTCAGATAATGACGTAGCTGTATTATTACTAGCCGTTACTTCAGGAGATAATCCTAATCCAGTAGCATTATTAATTTCATCGGCAGACATTGTACCAGACGGAGTCGGATTCGTATCCAGATTGACTTTATTATTGTGCATATTCCGTTTGTAATTATACGGAGCCCAAATAGATACTGGATTTATTTTATGAGGATCTTTTTCTGATTTTTCTAAACGATCAAGGACACGATCTTTTCCATCGTAAGTAAAAGTAGCTATATCAGACCATGCTCCGAATTCGCCATCTTTTTCGACACGAATACGAATATAATATTGTTTAGCGTCTTTTAATTGAGGGAAACTGATACGTTGTTTATTTAATATTACAGTATCGATTTCACAAGGATCAAAGTTTTTATTTTCAGAAATTTGCAATCGATATTCTAATACAGGTTTACGTCTTTTATCTCGTAAGATTTCTTGCCATTCACATATAAAAGATCCATCGATAAGCTCATGATTTGCCGGACTAATAATGCGGACATTAGAATATATGTTACTATTGAAATATACGTGGCGAATTAAACTAGATTGTAATGGAGTGCCAACAATATCTTTAATAGTTTTATTAATGTCGAGACGATATTCTTCATTAGGTTCTACATCGTCTAATACTGTAATAACAACAGTCTTCTTAGACGTACGATATTTTAATCGATAAATCTTTTGAGATTCTGCATGAACCATTGCGATTGTATCGCTGTCGACTGTATCGGGATCTACATTACTCGTAAAGAAAAGTTTAATTTGCTTTTCAATAGGATTTACGGCCATGTCGACCAAAGCAAATTCTTTAAACATAATCTTCCTTCTTATTTGCTAGCTTTTTTACGACCACGAGTTTTTTTAGGTTTATCTTCAGTTGCGGTTTCGTCTTCCACTTCTTCTGCAGATTCTTCTTCCAAAGTCTCTTCTGCAATGTCCTTCGCCTCTGTTTCTTCTGGAACTACTTCAGCTTTAGGTGTTTCTTCAGATTTTACTTCTTCAGTTTTGGCTTCAGGTGCTATTTGCAACCATTCTTGCCCTTTTTCATGTAAGCCATTTGTATTCTCCTTGTTAACTTTTTCTAAGTTTTCTTTAGCTTCAGCTAATGCAGCGTCTAAATCAAATTCTAATTCTTTAGAACGAGCAACTGTTTTTTCTGCAACGTCTTCAGGACGAATTAAACCAGATGCTACCATATCATAATTTGAAGACGGAATAAAACGTTTAGTCGCTTTAGAGTAATTAGCATTTTCTGCAGGAAGCATGCCGTTAACTAAAATCAAACGGCCTACTTTAACAGAACGACGAATATTTTTAAGATCCATATCGTCATAAATGCGACCATATGGTGCTTTACGTGTTAAACGTAGACGAGTCAATTTGTCAAAATAACCAATTTCGCCATGACCTAATTTTACGATAGCGATCGGTTCTTTTAATTTAGTCATTAAAATACCTCTTGTATATTAAAAAAAGGGGAGCCCGAAAGCTCCCCTTAATTACTCATTCAATTAACAAATCGTTAAGAATATTATTCTTGAATACGAATTGCAGTTGGACGAGGGAAGGAAGGCATAGCGGAAATGTTTTTAGCCACTGCGATACCTTTACCATTATCCATGATACCAACGCCATAGCGTTCTTTTGCTTTAATAATACGTACATCAGTTTCTGGGTTAGTCCATTTTTCAATAGACAAATCTTCACGTTGTACGATAGCACCAATGTTGTTGCGATCGATAGCGTACATATCAAATGTTTTGTTTTGTTTGTCAAATTTAACACGAGGGCTCAAGATGATGTTAACAGGCATAGGCAAGTTGAACATTGCTTGAGATTCGTTCAAGATGAATTTTTGAGGGCCCATGTTATTAGACAAGCCAGCGAAACCAGGAGTACCTTGAGTTGTGCCGAATGGGTTAACATTCATAGCACCCAAAGCACCGAAAGTCAAACCTTGACCTACCATTGCATTACGAGCAAATACCAACCAGCAAAGTGGATGCATGATAACGTCTGTTGGTGTCTTATCATTTGCCATCAATGCCAAGCACATAGACATGAAGTCTTCAACGGAAAGAGTACCGTTAGGAAGAGAATCTTCACCAAGACCACTTGTCATAGCGTCAGGATTTTGAGCGCCCAAAGAGTTATCGAATACTACGTGACCATGTTCAGAGAACTCACGAGCACACCATTCGTCTTTGTAACGAGCCATTGCACCGCCGATACGGGACAAGTTAGCTTCCATGATATCCCAGTAGGAATCCATAATAACTTCTTCAGACAACGTAACTTTAAGACCGATTTTCTTAGGACGAATTTCGATGGAGTTGTATTGAAGAGTATTGATTTCTACTGCTTCATCGTTGTAAGCACCAGCTTCGGAAACTTCGTGTGCTTGCAATTCACCGATAATAGGTACGACTACGGTACCGCTAGTTTTGTCGGATTGAATTTTTGTGAAGAACGGAGAGATAACAGATTGAGTGTCTTCAGCTTCGATCATACGAGTTTCGATGATACGAGGAACCAAATCGACAACGTCAGTTGTCATAATTGTTTCTTTGATGCTGAAAGATTTATTGCTAGGTTGTTTGTTCATACGAGCAACAACGTCTTCGAGAATATCATATTTTCTCAAAGATTCTTGCATTTTTTCAGGGGACCAACCAGCTTCTTGACCGGCTTTAGTCACTTCAGCGCGTTGTTCTTTAAGAGAATTAACAAATTCTTTCATTTCGATTTTCATTATATTTTAAAGCTCCTATTATTTTTGTAACAATACTTTAACAGAACCTACACAGCCTGCCCAATCCATGAATGTAGGCACGCCAGCAAGACCTTGACGGGAATAAGATACTTTTACTTCCGCTTCTTCTTTAGGAGCAGCTTTAATAATTGCATCAGCTTGTGTACGGTCGATAACACGCAAGCGGATCAAACCATTAACTTCGTTGAAGTATACTACTTCAAATGCATTAGCAATAACAGCACCTTTTACTACTGGAGTATAAGCAGAGTTATTAATAGAAATTTGTACAGAACCTTGTTCGATGAAACGTTCTGGAATTTGATAGTTAAAATCAAGATATTCTTGAGTAGGAGCAGCTGGATGCATTACGCCAACTTTAACGTCTTTAATAGCAGTAGTAGCTACGTTACGACCATCTGTTAAACCAGGAATACCAATGTATTCATAACGAGCGCCCAAACGGGAATCGTATACATCCAATTTGTTATTGGAAGCAGTCATGTTCAAGTCATGATCGGAATACAAGGAATTGAATTCATAGTTTTCGATACCACGGAAGTAAGCGGAATCGTCGACTAAATCTTCACCACGACGGTATGTACGACCATAACCATCTTCAGCATATTGAGCCAATTGTTCTTGATCTTCGATAGCCCATTTCATCCATTTAGTGGAACCTTCTGGAACCAAGTTAGGATTTACTTCATGTACTTGACCGATAATTTGTTGACGTTCGAATTCGATTTCAGGAGCTTGCATAGTTGCCAAAGCAGCTTCATCAGATAATGGAGATTTTACGATACGACCATTTTCGTCAGATTTTACAAAATCGCCAGGCAAGAATGTACCATAAGCACTACCCCAAGGGTTTTGCTCTGCTTCATCTTTGAATAAGAAGTGAGGCAATTCTACCATTACGTCAGTTTTAATAGCACCAGGAGTCATACCATTCCAAGCATTTTCGTCACGAGTATATTCGTTACGCATCAAAATACCTACAGGAACGTTACCGTTACGATGGTCCATAAGTTTTTTGCCGCCTTTAGTCAAAAGACCAGAAGTTTTGTCTTTGTCAAGACCAGCAGCAGTAGCGATAGCTTTAGCACCGCCATTAGCAAATGGTTTATAATGATCGGCAGTATAAGCAGCTGCATCAACTGGAGTCCAATCAACATCAGCATTCATCATAGGTTTACCAGAAGCTTTACCAGATACGATACCAGCAGCACCATAAATGTCAGTAGCTGTACGCAAACGTACAGGGCAACCACCATTAGCAAGTGTCAATACGTTTAAGAATTTTTCAGGATTTTCTTTAGCAGCTTTAACATCGCGGTCAACAGCTACGATACGACCTTTTGGAATTACGACTTGGTTATACATTTCTGCATAGTTGTAGCGGAATGCTACAGGAAGACGATCATCCAACCAATAAGCAATATTGGAAGTGTCATGGTTAGTTGTATTCAAACGTACTTGTGTACGAGTTACACGGCGGTCATCGTTGTTGAACTGTTTGAAGCCCATGCCTTTGAATACTTTGCCATCAGCACCGCCAGTGAAATAATTAGCACCTTTACCAGGATTGTAATTTGCCATTTAAAATTTATCTCCTATTATTTATAGAAAGCGTTAAATACGTCAGTAATAGATTTAAGTTGTTGAGCAGCTTCTTTTACTTGAACTTCAGTAGACTTATTATTTTTAGCATTAGGATCGTTAACAATAGAGTTAGTCAAATCCAATGTTTTAATTTTATCTTCGAAAGATTCTTTAACGGAAGCAATTTCAGACTTAACTTTTTCTTCGCTTTCAGTTTTAAATGTATCGAAGCCTGCTTTAACTTCTTGAACAGATTTAAGAGCTTCTTCTAATTTTTCTTTACCTTCGATAAGGGAAGCAGTTTCTTTACGAGCTTCAGATTTATAAGCTAGTAAATCATCAGCAAGGTTAGAAACTTTTGCAGAAAGTGCTTCGTTAGATTTAATAAGTTCAGCAATTTGACCTTTTAATTCTTCGATTTCTGTTTTTTCTTCACCTTTAATCTCTGGAGTTTCTTCGACTTCAGAAGTTTTAGTTTCAGGAACTTCAACTTCTGTAGCAGTTTCTTTGCCTTCGACTTCAGTTTTAACTTCAGTTTCAGGTTCTTGAACTTTTAATTTTTCTTTATCCATAGATTCGTTAGCACGAATATTCGTACCGGTTTCTCCTTGTTGCGGAATACTTAAATTAGAAGGAGTACTACTTTTTTGTTCGTACTCCCCATCATCATATACTTTAATATTCTTTGCATATTTATCAGAAGGAACTATAACGTAAGACAATTCGATTGGACTCATCGAAAAGAAGTCCCAACAACATGTTTGTCCATCATAATTCTCTCCTCTGACATGTTCACACGGACCTTCGTTAAGATCTTGTCCACAAATAGAACAACGAACGTCGTGTCCAGTCATACCAATGCTTACAGTCGATAATAGTCCAGACTTGATATCTTTTTGAGCTTTCTCGTCAAGAATTTTAGCCGTAATAAATAAAGCTTTAGAACCGACGAGTCGTTCGCTATCACCAAGTCTTGCATCGATCGCACGACCGATGATTTGGCCGTCTTGATCATTATGATGCATAATGATTGGAATATTATAAGGATGTGTCCACTCAGATAAGGAATCTTCTAGACCTTGATATGAATACCGAGTACTGTTTTTAGTTACGTAAGGATACGCATGAACAGCTTCGATTTCGACAATAAGTTCATTATCGGAACCATCAGAAGAACTCAGTTGATCGATAGGTCTAATAACAGACTCTTTTATCGTGATGTTTTCACTTGTAGGAGAAAAACCAATATATTCACGGAAGTCCATTATTTATCCTTTCATGATTGGTTTTATGCCGCACGTACAGTACGGGCTATAAGCTGGAATATCTTCGATAGTAATTCTATCAATGTTAAAATGGGTCATGCGGCCATTTTGATGTTCACTGTCGTTAAATTGAATATCGATTGCTTTTATACCGTCTTGTTTACATTGTTGTACGTAACCGTACCAATATGCTTTACGAGAGATATAATCACATAAAAAACGAAGGCGATATTCATTTTTACTTAGAATGCTATCGATGTATATTTTATCTTTATTATTTTTGACCGCAGATTGAATGTCCTGCATTATCTTACTTATTTTTTTGACGAATAATCGTCAATCACATCGATGTTTGGAGTGATCTTGTCTTTATTAGTTTTGTTGTTCGCTTTAGAATGGTCGACACCTTGTTTAGCAAAGTCTAAAGCATACTCATGAAGAGCTTCTCTAAACTTATCGTCTTCAATGGCGCCACCATCTGTGAGTATATTACTGAGGTCTTTATAGAGTTTATCAACTTCACTAAAGTTTTTTGAATAATCGTCTAGATTTTGTTGAGTATTTAAAGATTCTTTAGCTTTAATACTATATTTATCCGTATTTTGATTTGTTGGATTAGCATCATTAGAGAAGTAATCGTTAGGACCAGAGGATGCTTGTTTACCGTTAAACTTACGATTATCTAATCCATCGTCATTAGAAGATTGAGCTTGTTGCATATTTAATGCAGCCGTAGCTTTTGCCGTCTTAATAGCAGCATTAGCTTGAGCATCGACAAGATCGAGTTTACCTTTTTGAGTAATTTTAAAGGCATACATATCTTCTTCAGATAATTCATTACTAAGGCCAAGTTCACGACGAGCTTCGTCCAAGTTGATAACATTCCCTTGATATTTTTGAATCGTATTAGATTCGAGCTTAATTTTAGTGTCGATCGATACTTCATTAAATGCAAACGATACGTAATCGTCTTTATTCAATAAAGGATTAAAGCCACCTTCTAATAATAATTCTGTAAATAGATATTTTTCGATAAAATTAGTAATTACGTTTTGGAATGCTCTTACCTCATCATGCATTAATGCTTCAGTGTTATCAGCAGAAGACTGACCACCGCCACGCCCCATAGAGGACTTAGATGCATTTAATGCAGAGAATACTCGAAGTTCTAAATACTCTAAAAATTTTAAGAGCTGATTAGCTTGCATATTTGGTGTAATCGCTTCGATTGCTGTACGTTCATTCGTAACGATAAACCCGTCGTTTGGCATTTCTTGGAATGCATCACGAGCATCGTTAATTTCTTTTTGTGTAGCATATTGACCTTCAGCCGTATTACCTACTTTTATATGCAAAACAGGGATGGCAAAGCGATATAATATCGTCATTACCAGCCCTTCAGCTTTTCGGAGCATAGTTACATCTTCTAATGCCGAATAAATTCGAGATGTACCATAGTCCGCATTATTCATTTTGTCGATGTATAAATGAATTACGTCATTTGGAGAATATTCCTCTTGATTAATTACATATGCATCGATAGCCCCGGCATCGTTACGACGAATCGTTACCGATGCAGGATCGGCTAAAAACAATCCTGAAATTGCTCCACCACTGAAAATCTTTTCAGCTTTAAGACCAAATTTCTCAGTATTATTATCTCTAGTTTTTATTATATACGAATTTGAGTAAGTATACAAGTCCCTAGCGATAGAAGTTATTAATGTATAGAACGGAATCTTAGTTCTAAATTCAATAACCTTAATTCTGTCATTAACATAATTAGCTGCATTTTCGTTTTTAGATTTAATTTGATACCCAGCTTTAGTAATAAGTTGAGAAAATTTTCTAACGGCTACAGCTAAATAAGAATCTGTTAAGACAGCATTCTTTATTTGAGCTAAATCATAAGAGCGTGCTCCGGGATTTTGTGCGTTGGCATTTCGATATTCGCCAAGTGTTACTGGCTTAGCTTTTAATGCCGACTGAAAATCTCCGGTCACTTTCTTATTAGTATCTAGCTTTTTTGTCGTTACTTTTTCGAAAAAATTAGTTAGACCCATTTATTTTCCTTGTACAAAATATATTAATATGAATTTATTATACCATACTAATATTACTTTGCAAAATTATTATAAATATTTTGAGCATATCCGACACGAGTACTATGAGCTACTACCGGAATATTTTCACGACCGTCACCATCTTGGTATTCGAAGTTACCAGTAAAGCAACTTACTGCTTGTTCAATACTCTTACCATTCATATGTTCTGGTTTAGCACCAGTATGTGTATTCATAATCTCGTATTTAATCGTTGCTAATTGCGCTTCGAGATCACCAGGTTGTTTACCAAGTTGAGAAGCGATACGTGATAATAATCCTTGACGTTCTGCATCGGTCCATTGAACTAAACCATAGCCAACGCCAGGAGTCATAGAACCAGAACCATCTTCGGTAATGCCTAAACTAAATTGAGATTCTTGTTGAATATTACCCATGATACCGGCAATCGCATTATTATCGTAGCCCATATCTTTAAAGAAATTCCATATTTTTTGAACTTTATCATTACCTTTAAGATTAACAGCATCGACAGTACCATCTCCACCGCTATTAGAAGTAGATCCAGCACCAGGTTTAAGGTTACCATAATTACCTGTTGATGATAAACCATTAGCACCAATCTTACCAGCTTCAGGAGCTAATGTATTTAAATAGAATATAGGGTCAGGTGTCGGAGTTTTTTCAAATGGATTAATACCATTATTAATTAATACACCTTTAGACATAGCATTTTCAGCTGTTAAATTAAATACTTCTTTGGATAATTCTGCAGACGATACTAATAATTTATTGTACTGATAAACAGCATTTACATATTTCTCGTCATATTTACCACGATAACTTCTTAACATATCGTTTTCATATTGACTTAACATAGTTGGGCAATACGATAAGAAATCGTGGTTATAATATTCTTGACGAGTTTGCGCAGCCGCCTCAATAGCTCTCATAAATCGAATAAGCTCATCGGCCGAATATAACTTAGCCATTAGTTTTGCTTTTTCTCTTATTAATAGATCGTTACGTACGATACTATCATGAGCTACTTTACATTTTTTACCAGACGTAGTCTTAACAGCCAATGCATCGAAAGCTAATAATAAAATAGTAATGTCTTCAGTACCACATAACTGTACGGCATTAAACATCTTCGAAAGATAATCTTGAAGATAATCTTTAAGCTTTTCAATCCAATGCTTTTTAACACGAACTAAATTACGTTTAGTCCATCGATATACTAATCGATCTAGCTCTTGTGATTTTTCTTGTGGTACATCAACAATCGGTACGTCAGGAAAATCTAAATCTGAATCATCTTTAGGCAATGGTTCAGGATTAACTTTTGGTCCGGGTAAATCTGGTTCCGGTATTGGTACTGGAATAAATTTTTCTGGATCCTCTGGTTCTGGAGGCAATGGTGTCTCAGGATCAGGAGGATCGATTCGTATAATCGTATCGGTCGTAATCGTTACGATCATAGTTTCGATAATAGGTCGAATTGGTATTGGCATGAATGGTAAAAGATCATAGACCATCTTTAAATCTGCCAACAATTCGTCCGTTTCAGATTTCTTTTCTTCGGGCTCTGGATAATATGGTATCGGATCCGGAACCGAAGTTATTTTCTTTTTAAACTGACCATCACTTTCATAGTGCCGTTGTGGCTCTATCGATGGTCTATATAATATCTTTTTATTTTCAGCCATTAAAATAATGTCCTTTTAAACATTCCGCCTAAAGGTTTTCTAGATGTACGTCTATTAAACGAATCATTAAGCGGAACTTTTTCCCATGCTTCGTCTGCCGATTCATATTGTTTCTTTTCGTTAGACCATGGATTTTCTAAATCACGCTTTTCATATAATGGTAATGAATGCCCATTATTAAATGAATAGACGGCTTCGTACGATGCTTTTTTAACTAACTTAGTAAGTTCTGGAAAATGTTCAACGAACGCTAAATAAGCTAAACCTAAAGCATCGACAAAGTGTTCGTTATCACTATTATAAACAGGAACACCTGCCGCCGTAATTTTTTCGACACGATAATCGATTAATTGTTTGTATATATGTGCGTCCCATGGACTTAATATAAGATTACCGCGCTCGATCAATATTGATAATTGATTAACCATAAATGGTTTTAAATGTTTCTTTTCTAAAGTACCAGTGACAGGATCTTGTACATCGATTTTTTCGGAGAACATCCAACCTTTAACTTTTTTATCAAGTCCGGTTTCAGGATGCTGCTTACCGTAAATCTTTAAAGATTCCATCTGATACTCACCACTTCCCCTGTCTATATAAATATAGCTAGGGTTATAAATAGCATTTAAATCAATTATCTTTTTAACAGCTTTATCGAATGTAAATTCAGACGATTCGATTTCTGTTCGATTAATAACTCTAAATTTATTAAATACTTGATCGTATTCAAGTATAAGTATAGATGTTGGAGCCTGAGACTTCATGTATATTCTATTAAGGTCGCTAATCTTAACACGCTTTAATGCTGCTATATATTGCTATATAGATTAGACTATATCTTCGGCCTATTATCATAGGTCCGCTGGCCACTTCGGATCGCTTGATCCTACTCCTCATACGAGGATAGTCGTTGAACCTTTCTTACACTAATGTGTAAGCTTGGCTGCTGATTGTCCATTAAGGATATTCCAGCAATTCAACCAGTTTATTACTTATTAATTACTTAATAAGAGGACTCATCTTATATTGAAGAAATTTGTCAAATTTTTCTTTTTTGCGCTTTAAATAAATAGTAGCATCTTTAT